CTTGCATGTCCGCTGTTATCGGACAAGTGCGGACAAATGGCAAGCGTGTTTTTCGGGGTGGCGCGTCATGGGGTGAAAACCCCATATGCAGCGTGTCGGTAGTTGTTGACTTGTTGTGGACGAGGGCGGACGTTTGCGGACGAATGAAACCAACAACAAAAGCGGCGGCACGTCGTGACGGCAAAAAAGTCACCGTCTCCCTGCTGCCGAAGACGCACACCCGCCTCAATCGCGCGGCGCCAGCTCACCGCGTGAGCAACAACCGGTATGTCCAGATGGCCATCGAATTCTTCCTAGATTGCGAAGAAGCATTCGGGGGTCCGCTCACGCCACAGTTCCGCGACGCCACGGTCGGCCAACTGCGCCGGACGCAGGAAAAGCTGAAGCAATTCCTGTCGGAAGGGTGATTTTTAGCCTGTTTGGGGAGGGCTAATTTTTTCCTTGTGCTGTCCGCAAAAGTCCAGTAATGTCCGCACTGTAATGAAAACACACATCCGAAACTTCCCAGCCAGCGACCTCAACTTGGTCGCGTTTGCCTACGTCTACGAGGAGCACTCAATGCACTCCAGCACAGGGTTCGAGACCTGCGTCGAGATGGAGGTGCGCGACCAAGCCGCCTACAACCGCTACCAGCAGGCCGGTGCGGTCAACGGCAACAGTTGCAACTGCGACTGCTGTGGCCACTCGCTCCTGTATAGCTGCATCGTCGAGCACGCGCCGACCGGCGGGCTCTTTCACATCGGCCGCGACTGCTTTGCCAACGTCGAGTGCCTGCAGCAAGGCGCGCAGTGGTTGAGCCTCACCAGCGACCGCGCGGTGGCTCGCGTTGCCGCTGGCAAGAAGGCAGCGAAGGAGCGCAAGGCCGGTGACGTGCGCGAGGCCAAGTTCTTCGCGGAGCATGCCGACCTAGCTCCGGCGTTCGAGTTCGCCAAGAACCCTCCGGTCGCGGAGAGCCATCCGAGCTACTACAAAATCTCCTACGGCGTCGCCACGCTGAACGACATCCGCCAGCGCATCCGCCGCAAAGGCGCTCTCAGCGACAAGCAGCTTGCGCTGGTCGGCAAGCTGTACAGCGAAGCGCTGGCCAAGCTCGATCAGGACCGCGTGCGCGCCGAGCAGGTCGCCGCGGCCGTCGCCAATGGCCTGCGTGCGCCGGAGGGCCGTGTCGCGGTCGAGGGAACCGTCGTCAGCACCAAGTGGGTCGAGAACGACTTCGGCGGCGCTTACAAGTGCCTCGTAGACTTAGGCAACGGCACCCGCGTCTACGGCACCCTTCCGGCCTCCGCGGACAACGCCGAGCGCGGCTCCAAGGTCAGCTTCACGGCGACCTTCGAGGTCAGCGCCAAAGACCCGCTCTTCGCCTTCTACAAGCGCCCCACCAAATGGGCGGCGGCGCCGGTCGGGGCAGGGGAACCCGCCTTGGCCCAGCCTCAAAAAATAGCCGCTTGACGTGTCCACAGAAGTCCAGTAATGTCCTCACTTGTTATGAAAACACACACCAACACAATGGGCGCAGCGAACACCACGGCTGCGCAGTTTGTCGTCAAATACGTCGCGCATCCCGTGTTTGACCCGACCGAGCGCGAGGCGACCATCTCGGATGATGCCGCCTTCAGCGAGGATCAGATCGCCGCGAAATTTGTGACCCGCCACGGCGGCAGCATCATCTCGGTAGCGCGCGTCCGCGAACCGCATAAAGCAACAAGACGCCCCATCAAAGTCGGAACGTGCTACACCACCGCAGACGAAAACGGCGTTGCCGTCATCGGCGCGATGGTCACATGGAACGATGGCGAGTCTGGCGAAATGACTTGGCCGAACACGGATGCTTTTAGCGCCTTCCAAGGCCGCTACTACTACGGAGTCTGACGGAGGACAAATCATGAAACCACACACCACACACATCCGCTGGAACTTCAACCAGCAACTCACCCGCCTCCGCACCGGCGACGTCGTCCGTTACGACGGCAAGCCGGTGCGCGTCGAGCGCGTCACACCCACGGCAGCCTACATCGCGCTGCCGGTCGAACCCCGCACGTTCACCACCCTGATGGGGCAGACGGTGACCGTGAAGGCCAAGCCGAAGTGCGTTGCCATCTCGGCCAACTCGGAGATACCTGTGCTTAACCGGAGGGCTGCGTGATGAAACCTCAGCGTGTATCGGCCAAGCACATCGCCCGCAAATACGCGGACAGCGACGGATACTGGATTGACCTGAAGCAAGGCTGGAAATGGTCCGGCGATCCGGTCGGCTGCGTCCACGGCATCCACGAAGACACGCGCCAGATCGCGCGGCGCGAGACGGTCCTGCCGTGCGACTGCCGGTGCTGCGTAGAGAAAGAGGACGCATGACTGCCATCAACACCCACGCCATCGCGCAGACCGCGGCCACGTTCAACGCGGACCATGATTACGATCTGCAGGCGGCGCTCAAGCTGACCGAGATCGTCATCCGGCACGCTCACATCGTGCAGCTCGCCCGCAAAGAAGCCGCGGACCCGCAGCTCATGCTGCCCATCGAGGAGGTCGCATGAACCCCCAAAAAAGGCCATTGACGTGTCCGCAAATGTCCGGTAATGTCCTCACTGTAATGAATGCACACACCAACACGATGGGCGCGGAGAACACTACTGCCGCGCAAAGGCCGCTTTTTCGCGCCGTGGCACGCACACGCAATGCTTTTCGCGTCAGCAAGCACGGAGTTGCCAACAGCCGCGGCGGCGCCGTGGTTGAGGCCGGTTTGTGGTGCTGCTGCAAATCCGACGATCTTGGCATTGAGGAAGCTATTATGCGAGAACTCCACCCTGATTGCGCGGTCGCGCTGGAGTGCAACGCCGCGGGGCGCGCTTATTACGAGAGTCTTTCTGAAATAGGGAAAATGCAATGAGACGGCCACGACTCACCAAGCGCATTGTCGCAAGCCTGTCGCAAGTCGTTGACCTCGCCCAAAACGACATGGAGGCGGACGAGGATCGATTTACCGCCAACGATTGGGCTGGCATCGCCTATCTCAAAAAGCTGATCGCATGGCACAAACAGCGGCCCGCGAAGGCGCAGGAGGACGCATGAGACCGCTCGCCCTCCTCGCGCTGGCCCTAGCAGGCTGCGCGGCCACGCCTAACTACTACAACACCGAGCAGGCGCTGCCGGTTCTGACGATTGACATCCGCAGCTTGCCGACCGGCGCCATCATCTACATGAATGCGGAGTATGTCGGGACGACACCGCTGCAGCTCAAGGTCGTTGCGGATAAGTTTGGCAACTGGGAGCGGCCGACACGCATCCAAGCCTATGTCCCGCACGACACGCAAAACTTCGAGGAGGCGCTGTATCCGGCCGGTTCCCGCGTGCCGTCGCGCCTGCTGCTGCGCGTGCCGCGGTACACGCACTGGTACTCGGCGACGCAGCCGAAGGCGCCACAGGGGGCGCAAACCCTGCAGGTGCGATGATGCGTCACGATTACTTCGCCACCGGCACCTTCCCATGGTCAGGCTTGCGCCTCGCCGGTCGCGTGTTCGACTCGCCGGAGCTGTTCTCGATGATGCGGCGCCAGTGCCTGAGCGACGGCTGTGTGCGCAACGCCTGCGCGGACCTCGATGTCCTGCCATACGCCGAAGAAGTTGCGGAGATTGAGGCGCACATTCTCCGTGCCGAGGCGGCATATGTCTAAATTTCGGCGATTCTTCGACACGTCCCGCGGACATGTCTAATTGGTGTACTTATCCGAGAACGACGCCACATCAACCTCAACGTGGAACATCCCATACTGACGCCACGTCCACCTCGCGGTCATACACCGCGTAGAACCTAGCGGTCGTCTGGGGGCTGGTGTGGCCGAGCATGTGCTGCACGAGGCTGATCTTGCCGGTCGCGTTGAGCATGTCGGAGCCAGCTTGGCGGCGCAGCTCGTAGGCAGCCGAGCGCCGGTCGGGGATGAACTCGCGGACCCATGCGTTGAACATCCGCTCCATGAATCTCTTCCGCGACTCGAAGGTCTTGCCGGTGATGAGGTAGTCGCCCTCGACCGCGAGTAGCTCCGCGGACATCCACTCCGGCAGGGACATGACGCGGCCGCGGTTGTGGCCGGTCTTTAGCGTGACGCCTTCCTCCGGACGCTCGATGATGACGATGACCTTCCGGTCCTCGCGGTCCTCGATCCATGACTTGCGGGCGGCGGCACACTCCGAGGGGGTCATGCCGAGGTATCGCGTTAGTAAATACGCGCGGCGGACGGACCCGCCCATGCCCTTGCTCGAAGCGTCCATCCTTTCGAGGATCTCCGGCGCGATGCGAACAAACGTGCTGACCGGCGCCTTCATGCCGGTGGTGGCCGCGCAGAACGTGGCGATGTTGTCCGGTAGCTCGAAGCCTTCCCATTCAAGGCTGTGCGCGAAGATCGAGCGCGTCGAGGCGAGGTTTGTACGGACGGAGTACGGACTGCCTTTGTAGTTGCGCTGGTACTTCGAGATGAGCGCGGTCGTCAGGATCGAGAGGGGCTTGGCCTTGATGGCATCGACGTCTTCGGTGCCGAGCGCCACGCGCAGGAACCGGAGCATGCAATTGACATTCTCGTGGCGGCTATTGATCTTGCTGACCATCTCGTAATGACGGATCGCCGCACCAATTGTCTCGGACGTGTCGCGCCGCGCGTGCTCGCGCAGGGCGGTGATGCCCTTGTCCGCGGTGTCATCGAGGATGACCTTGGCTTTGACCTTGGCCAGCGCAAGGTCTTCGGTGCCGAGGCTGACGCGCTTCCGCTTCCGGTCGCTGGGGTGGTAGAACTTGAACTGCCAGAATGGGGAGTCGCCGACTCGGTAGATGGTTCCGGCGATGGCGCTGCTTTTGATCGTGTGTGTGGTTTCCATGCCGCACTCATGACATGGCAAAATTCACAGTGCAAGCATGCACTGCCAGACAGCCCAAAAGTCTGGCAGCACTTTGGCAGATCGTCTGGCAGCGAGGGCGCCTCCGCGGGACAATTTTGGACGACGACGGACGCCTATCTACAGAGGAATTTGGGAATGCCGGTATAGCTCAGCTGGTAGAGCACCTGATTTGTAATCACCTGCGGACCCAGCATTCATGCGGGTTGGCGGTCACTCTGGCACCTTATCTGGCAGTGCCGGATTCGACGGTTTTACAACCGGCGGCGGTCGGAGCGCTACCGATTGTCGTCTGTTTGCGACGCGGCCAATCCGCCGAGCATGGCGCCGTAGACCACCTTGCCGGTGAGGTTGAAGAACTCGTCTGTGATCTTGCTGCGGCCGCGGTTGCCGCTGGGACCGCTCTCCGCGGACACCACCTTGATGCGGGGCATGGGGGAGCCGTTGTTCTTGAACGCGGCGGCAAGGTTCTTCCTGATCAAAGCCGTGTCCTTTTCCTTGTTCTTGTTCTCAACGATTGTGATGCTTTCCACGTTGCGCAGGTCAGGGTTGAGCACATAAGCCTCAGTCCGGTTTTTCTGGATAGCCACCATGACAGGAATGCCGTCCTTGCTGGTGAGCGCCTTGGTCTTTCCCTGCGACTTTGTTCCGACAAGCGAGCGCACGGCTATGTCGTTTAGCTGCGACTTGACGCTGCCGAATCCGCCCTTTTTGTACATCGCCCGCACACCGGACAGCGCGCTTTCGGGGATTGAGACAAGGAGCTGGTGCGTGCGGATGTCATCGAGACCAGCGTTGCCGACAAGCAAGCGCGTGTTGAGCACCTTCCTGCCGCTCGGCAGCGTGTCGTATGTTTCGGCTTCGGGGTTGCCGAATGACCGAGCGTTCTTGTCTCCGATGTTTGCCGATGCGTGAATGTCCGTCAGACCGTTGCCAACTCCGTAGTGGTGGTGCGACGTGGCAACAATAGGAGACGACTTCTTCCACTCGAAGAACACAGCGTAGTTGCCTTGGCTGCCAAACTTTTGGCCCTCGACCACAGATGCATAGACCCGCGGCGGCGCCGCAGGATCTTCGCGCAGTGAAGAGCCGAATGCTTTTTTGTCGGCTGCGCCTTCGCCGATAAGGAACTGCATGCCCAGATCGACTGTCGAAACGCGAACCTTGCTGGCTCTAGCGGCAGCCACAGACTTCCCTGCCGAGACTTCAGCCTGCTGCTTCTTGTTGAGCTGCTTGGCAACCTGCTGCGCCTTCATCATCGCCAAATCGTTGTCGCTCTCGAACGCCTCGAAGGCAGACGTTAGCCAGTTGGGGTTGACACCCTTGCGCGTCGGAACTGCCGGTCGGCCGGTGCCTGCCATGCGAGAAAGATCGGACGTTCCCATGCCACTGATAACCTGCGACGCACCGGCCACGCGGCCCTTGATCTTTTTGTAGGTCTCGGTCGCCAGCCCGCGGGCCTCGGCCACAGGGATGCCTTTGTTGATCAGGCGATTGGCCAGCGAATCGATGGCGTCGTTGCGCAGCTCTTTGATGCGCTGCGGAGTGACCTTGCGGTAGTACTCGTCCAGTTCTTTGATTGATTCTTCCTGCGCCGGAGTGATGCGTCCGGTGATGGAAGCGTTCTCTGGTTGTTCGAGCACCGGACGAAGGCTGCCGCCTGTTGCCTCGTTGGCTGCATTGAAGTTCTGCAATACCGGCTCGGCATCCGGCAAGAACATCGCCTGACCTGTTCTCCGAATGCTTCCGCGCATCTCCGGCGTAATGTTGACGCGCCAGATGGGTGTAGCCTTTTGGGGAGGGTTTTCGCGGACTATATATCCTTGTCCTGCTTTCTGCGCGGCCTTCTTTGCTTCGGCCATCGTTTCAAAAGCGGTTATTGCCCTGTTGTCTGGACCGACAACGTCAAACCGAAGGTCATCGAGCGGAGTTGAAATGTTAATGCCTGATTTCTCCACCTGCGCGCCCCACTGCTTCACATACTTGCTGATCTCTTTGGGCAAGATCTGGTCATAGAAGCCCTTCATGCCTTCGCCGCCGACCTTGAGACCATCGCCAGACAACACATGATTGCCCGCCCCGTTAAGAGCGCTTGGCTCAAGCAGCTTGCTCGCTGCGTCCTTCCCAATGTAATCGGCGAGCTTTTCTTTAGGGACATCGCTTTGTTCTAAAACGCGCTGCCCATCTTTCACGGCTATCAGCCTCTTGTTGAATGGGTCGTAGTTGACGCTGTCCACCTGCTTACTCAAATCATACCGCGCCGCCTGCGTCTCCCCAGTTGTCCAGCCGATCCAGTCCTTGCCGCTGCCCGCCGCGTCGCGCAGCGCGCGCTTGAACATTTGCATCGGCCAATCTTTGCGGAATGGGGCGTCTGGAACAGCTTCAACACCAAATGCGGAATTATGGCGCTGCCACTCTCGTTCATATTCATTCCTTTTTTCTTCAACGTCGGGACGGCCAAGCTCCTCTGCTACATTGGCTGCTTTTTCTGCGGCAACGACCCTTTGATAAGAAGCTTCAAAATCTTCTGTGTATCCTTGATCTCTTCCCTCTTGATGCCGGTCACTTTGAATCTCCTCAATAAATAATCCGCGTTGGCCATCTGCGTCGGTGCGATCGTTGAGGCGCATGTGGGCAATGCGCTTCAAATCTTCCGGTCCTCCTGAGTAGCGATGCGCCTCAGGAAAACCCTCCCACTCATCAATCGCTGGCATCACAAGGTTTACTTCACGATAGTTTTCTCCACCAGAAAGTTGATACCTGCCGAAACGTGTTTCGTTTCCGGTATTGTTAGCATCGCTGCCTAGCTGCTGGTCTTCATATTCCAGCACGGCGCGTTCGTATTCGGAAAAGTCGCGCGTGCGCTGCGCCTGTCTTTCGAGCGCGTTGATGTCGGCTTGCGTCCATTGCTTGCGCGCGCCACCCATCGTCACCTCCTCCAACCTCACCGCGCCATCATCCGCGAGATACTTCAGCAGCGCATCTTTCGGCACCTTCCCGCCGTTCTCCTTGGCCAGCCGCTCGGCAGCTAGAAGCACGCCGGTCCACTTTAGCTCCTCGGCTTTGATGCCGTTCTGCGGGTTGGTCAGGATAGCGCGCACTTGGTCAACCGTGGCGGCCTTGCCTTGGATCTTTGCGTCGAGCACGCGGGTGCTCTTCATGTAGAAGGGTGGGGCGTCTGACGTGTCAGGCAGCGCCTGTCCGCGGCGCGTTACGCCTTGGCCTGTCGTTCCGCCCGAAGCTGCTTGATCCGCCACGCCACGAACTGGCGCGTCTCCTTGCCCCAAGACTTCTGAAGCTGCCAGACCTGTCCACGGGTTCGCTTTGCGGTAGGACTCAAAATATGAGCGGACGACATCAGCGTTTCGAGGGTCTGTGATGAACTCATCGCGTCCACCATACACCTCTCCGCGGCTCTCCGCAACTTGCCTGAAGTGCGCGTCAGCGCCGAGCATTTGGATGGCGTTGTCATTGTCTCTGGATTGCTTGGGGTAGCGCAGCGTGCGGCCGTCGTCTAGGGACATGTCCGGCATGGCACTTCCACGCTGAGCCGCACCACCCGCCGGAAACTGCTGCCGATACTGCCCATCCGCCGCTTGAAATCCCTGAGCGTCGGCGTTCTGCCAATTGGTCGCGTTGGTAAAGCCGCGCTTCACCGCCTCCTTGTTCATCCAAGCCGCCTTGCGGTCGGCGTCGAACTGTCCGTATTGATCCAGCGACATGCGACCGGCGTCGTCCGGCAGCGCGTTGATGTTGATCTTGTTGTAGTGCGGAAAGTATCCGGTGCCGTGCGGGTCAGCATAGTTGAGCCGGTCGAAGCGGAACGTGCGGACGCTGCCTTGGTTGTTCAGCGTGTGCCACACAGGATTGCTCGCCTTTTGAACGACGGTGCCGGTGCCGAGCAGTCCGTTGAGGATGTTCTTGCGAGTCACGCCGAGGCCGGTCTCGCCCGCAACGCCGTTTTCGTAGTTGCTGAGAAGCTGCTTTAAGCTGGACTCCACGACGCGGAGATCGTTGCCAAACTCGCCGAGCTGCTCGTTGTCGATAGCGCGGATCGCCGCGGCGCGGAACGAGTTGAGATCGATGACCTTGGCCAGCAGGTGGTTCTTGGTGGAGACCGCCCAGCCGAATGGAACCATCTCGCCGGTCTTGGCTTCGACGTTGCCGAGGTTCTTTATCTTGTAGCTTCCGGCCTCGCCGGTTCCGATGGCGTTGTAGCTGTAGAGGTAGCTGCGGCCCTTGGAGCGACCGGCCTCGAACTCGCGGGCCTTGCTGCGCAGCCACTCCGGCACTTGGACAAAGTGGTCGAACTGCAGCGGAAGGGTAGGGCCACCAACCTCGACGCGGCCGTTGCTCAACTTCCGCGCGCCCCACTCATCGCTGTTCTCGTTGACGAACTTGGTGCGGTCGTTGATCGACTTGATGGTCGCCGCCCTGACCTTCTCCTGAGTGTCGAGCTGCTGCTGCGACTTCGGCACCCGCGTGCCGTCCGGCCGCTCGATGAACAGGTCGCTCTCGATGACTGTGCCGTCGCGGTTGCTGTATGTGCGCGTGTGTGGACTGCGCGCTGCATCCTGAGCCTTGCCGGTCGGCGCAATCGGAGTGCCGCGCTGTTTGACGGCGCCTTCCTTTTCAAGGCCGACCAGATAGCGGTCGAACGTCTTGACGTAGTCGTTGACAGCTTTGCGCATCTCCGGCGTGTCGAAGAGCGGGTTTTCCACGAAGAGCCGGTTGGGTGTCTCCAGTCGGCCGTTGCCGCGCATCCGAGCGCCCATGGCCTCGAAGCCTGCAGAGGCGGCGCCGACCGCGCGACTTAGCGGACCACTGGCACGAATGCCGGAAAGGTTGAGACCCTTGCCAAGCCCGCTGAATGTCTCCGCGGCGATCTCGTCGCGCGCCCAGTCCCAGCTAGTGTCTCCGCGGCCCAATGATTCCTGATTAAGCATGTCGGCGCGCTCATCGATGGCCTGCTGGCGCCAGTCTGCGTCATTGGCCCAGCGCTCTCGGATGAACTCGTCGGTCAGTGCTCGCTCTGCCGCTTCGTCACCGCGGGCTTTGGCGATGCGCGTGACCTCATCCGGCGTCAGGACGTTGAGCTGGATGCCGGTCGCGCCGTCGCGGACCTCCTGAGTTAGCATGGCCGCGACATATTCGCGCCCGCGCGCAGCAACGCCGTCCGTTCCATACTGCTGGTCGGTCATCGCGCGCATGCCGCGCTTGATCTCGCCGCCAAGGATGTCGCTCTTGAAGATGGCGTGGCCGATCTCGTGGCCAGCCACGTCGCCGGATGCCATCTTGTCTAGGTTAACAAAGATGCGCGGGCGCTGGCCCTTTCGCGCATCGACGTAAATGCCGCGGGTGCCAAGTCCCATGGCCTCTTTGACTGTCGCGTTCAAGGCATAATCCTTGGCACGCAGCGGAATGAAGTCGGCCTTGGCCGAGACGACCGACTGCCTGCGCGCCATATTGACCAGCATTTCATGCGGCAGCATGTTGGCCATCGATGTGGCGTCGCCGCCGGAGATGTCTGCATCGGCCAACATCTTGGCCACCAGTGCGTCCTCGAACTCGGCCGAGCGGGCAAATTTGCCGCCGATCAATCCGGCACCGGCACCTATCGTCATGATGGAGCCGAGGATCTCAGGGCGGCGCTCTTCCGGCGCAATGGCTGCCAGCGGCACGGCAATCGGCGCCGTCGCAACCGCGCCGCTCACCGCGTCGTCGGCTAGGCGAAATGCCTGCGTGGCGCCCAGCTTGTCGAGCGTTGCGGCCGACCGGCGGGCGATGGGCGAAAGCCCTTGCGTCTCGCTGACGCGGCGCAGCGTGCTGTCCGCGGAACTAAAAAAGCCAGTGTAAGCGCGGCGATAGCGCTCAGGGATGGGAGCGCTGCGCAGCCTGCTCGCCGCATCAACGCGCGATGCACCGACACCGCCGATGCCGATCTCGCGGGCGAGGATGCTGCCGGTATTTAGTCCGCGCTCGGCTGCCCGAAGAACGGCGCCTGACTTTTTCAGCGCGGCCATCGCTGCTGCCGCTTTGAAGGAAACGCTGCTCAAGGCGGACATCTGCTGCGAGCCGGTCAGGCCGGTTGCGGATTCGACGCCTTCAACGATTTTTCCGTACAACCCCTCCGCTTTCCCTGCTGCATAACCGGCAACCTTCGATGCGCCCTTGAGCGGCGCTCCCGCCAGACTGCCAACGCGGCGCAGCAAGCGAACTTTGTTGGCAGCCCCCAAGCCCGCCGGAACAACGACGTTGAGCGGGTCAAACACCATCGCGCTGCCAAGCGCCAGTCCTTCGTTGATCTTCGACGCATCGATGCCCATCTCCGCGCGGCTGTCCGGCATTGTGCCGAGGTTGGTCTCGGTGATGTTGGCAGCCTGTTGCTGCAAAGAGCGATTGCGGATGAAGCGCTGATATTGCGCGTCCTCATCATTAGACAGCTCATCAGGAGTCTTGTCGTAAAAACCAGAAGCCCGCGCGGCGGCTTTTGCCTGCTCAAAAACTCCGGCGTCAGTGTCAGCGTCGCCAGTGAATCTGTTCTCCGAGGCAAGCTGCTGTCGCAGTTTGGCATCAAGAGCGGCATTGCGCTCAATTTCGGCGCCGCGGTCAGACACTACGTCTCCGGCCCATGACCACAGCTCTGCCGTGCTGATGCTTGCCTGACGTAAGCCTTCCGCGGAAGAGTTGACCCATTCGTCGTAGGCTTTTGTCCCGCGGGCGACGAAGTCAAAGGGAGCGTAGGCTGTCGCTGCCGTAGCTTGAACAAGACCACCGGCTATTGCTTGGCCTGCTTCGATGAACTTGCCGACATTGTCGTCGCGCTGCTGGCGCAGCTCGTTGTAGCGCTTCCACTCGTCCTTGGTTGGGATGTAGGAAATATTGCCGACCCGCTCGTAGTCCGCTTGGTTTACCTCCGCGGCGGAAAGCACCTTCTTGGGAGCAGGAACTTGAGGACCGACCGAGCGGTCAGGGCGAGCGCCCATAGCGCGGCCAAAAGACGTCTCAGCCGCCACGCTGTTCTGCGCCTCTGCAGCGTCAGTCTGCTCGGCCGTCAGCATGGCAGGAGAGTCCTGACGCGCCGCCGCGCGATTAACGCGGTAGGTGAGGACGTCTTCCCTTTGCGGAACTACGGCGCTCCAATTGACCGGCTTCTGCTGCTGCCGATCAATCTCTGCGACCTGTTCCGCCGTGAGTGTTTTTGGCGGCATGTCGTACTATTCGATAAGTCGGGCAGTTCCGTCCGGCAGGCGCTCGTAGGTGGAGCCGTCGTAGACGAAGGTGTTGCGAGCCGGTGCGGCGGACTTTGCCGAAGATGGCGCGGGGCCAACCGCGGCATCGTCCTCGGTCGGAAGAGCCTCATTGGTTGCCGGATTCACAGCAGCTCTCTGGACCGCTTTGAGCATGTCCCGCTTTTCAGACAGGTATTGCTTGTACACCTCCCAGTGCTGCTTTTGGCTAGGCACCAGTGTGCGCAGATATTTCAACTCATCCTGCGAAATTGGGCGCAGGTATTTTGTCATGTCGAGCACGTCGATATTGATGAGTCGGTCGAGCTTCGCGCGCTTGGCCTGCATCGTCTGATTGAATGCGGCATCATAGATCCCGCCGACAGTTCCATCTACCGGTCCAACCAAATTGGCATAGTCAGGATCCTCTAAAATATCATCGATGTTTTTAAGAATAGACTGACGACGAATCTTGAAGTCGTCTTGCACAGCTTTGCGCTCCGCTATCTTTGATTGACGGTCTTGAAGCTGTGCCTGCTTAATTGGATCTTCCTTCTGCATCGTCATCCGGTCCTGCATTGCGCGGAAAGAATCGGCAAGCCCTGCGGCATACTGCGAGGTGACGCGCTTTTTGCCCTTGAGGTTGTCGTAGACGTACGAGTTGACCGGCGACGCCGCTTTGTATTGATCTCGAAGCCGGTTCGCCTCTTCGCTCTGTCCCGCGGCATACAGCGATGCAATCTGCCGTATCGGCTCCATGTCCCACTGCACGCCTCTTGGCGAAGAAGGAACCTCGGCGCGGCGCACCTCCGGCTGCGCTGCCATGTCATTGACGACATCTTGGGGCGCCACGCCGGAGTCGGCCATGTCTTCATCGGTCATGTTGACTCCGTTCATGTCAGTGAGCTGATCAAGCGTCATGCCGTTGTCCATCGCAGGAAGCGGCTCCTCGCCGTATTCCATCGGCGCCTGTACGTTTTTATTGCGTGGGGGCATGGCTACTGAAGTGGGCTTGCGTCGAGGTCGTCACCCTCCTCGTCCCTGACTGTCGCGTCTTTGATGGCCTTGGTGGTATATGGCTGGCCGCTCTGCGCGCTTATTCTTCCGCTCGCCATCTGTGAGTTGCTAATCGGACCAGCCATGTTGAAGAGCGCGTTGTATCCGGCAATCTTCATCTGGGGGTTCTTTTGCTTGCGTAAGTCAGCAAGGAATCCACCCACTGCTGGATTGTCTTTGAACATTGACCCTCCGAGGATTTCGCCAATGCGGTCGTACCCTGCGGCCTCCGCTGCCAGCCCTTTATTCTGAGCGTACATGCCGCCGATGGCTTGCAGCGCGCCGCCGATATTTTCTCCCACCTGTCCCATCATCTGGGAATTGGCCTGCGCGGCACCGACCTGTCCTGCGGCAAGAATCTGGCCGCTATTGTCATTCACTGAGGGGTTATATGCAAACATAGTTTTGTCTTTCTAATTAAGCTGCCTTCGCAGCCATCAATTCTTCAGCGAGGGCGGCGCCGATAACCGCTGGCTTGATGGCCAGACGCTTCTTGCCCTTGTAATCGACTTCGGCGACAGCCTCTGGCAGCACCTTCGCAACGTCCTGAGCCATGAAACCCTTGTGCTTCTTGTCATCGCCTTTGTAGGTAAACTCGTAAGCGGTAAGTCCAAGCACGCTGCCAACCTTGCCAAGTGGCTTGATGTCTTTCTTCATCCGCTTGTCGCTGAAACGCAGGGCTGACGTTGCGCCGCCCAACACTCCACCGGCGATGTTTCCGATCATGCCCATGGTCGCGGCATTGTTGGTGGCACCGGCTTGCATTCCTGCACCCTGTAGCGAGGCGTTGTTGTTCATCCAACTGTTGTATTGGGACGCCTGCATATTCCGGTTAAACGTCTCTACGTTTCCGGCAGTTTGCAGCGAGTTATTGAACGCATTGCTCGCCATGTTGGTTGAGCGATCCAGCGTGGCGCCTCCAAGCTGGAACGCCGCATTCAGCCCCTGCCGATATGGGTCCATGTCGCCGTAAGCACCGGCCAGACCGATGCGCCGCTGACGGCGGGCGAGGTCAATCTGGTTGGCACCGAGAGCGAACTGACGGCGTTGGTCGAGACGCTGCTGCGACATGGCATCGCGGTTAAGGATTTCAGCGGCAGACGATCCAGCGCTGGTGCCGAGACCGCGAGCGGCGAATGCTCCGCGGGCCGACTGCTGTGCTGCGCGCTCCTGCTCCGGTGAAAGCGAGCGCCCAAGGGCCAGTTCCTCCTGCGCTTGGCGCTGGAGTTCTGCCTCGATCTGGTTGGGCGCGCTGGCCGATTGCAATTCTTCGTCGATAACTCCGCGCGCACGCTTGAAGTAATCATTGTCCAACCGGCGAGCCATCTCGTCGGCGGTGCCGAACTGCAGATTGGTCATCTGCGGGTAGAGGCGGAGCGTGGCTTCCATCTGGTCGCCGAGCATTAGCTTGCCGTATTTGCGGGCAGCACCATACATCGCCTCATAGTCAATCGGTGCCGGTGCCGCTGGTTGCGGCACGTTAAACGTGGCGCCACCGCCACCTCCTCCAAATATATCTCCCATATTATTTCCTCCTCGTTGCTTTAGTTAATTTATCCCAGTCGTAAACCCTCACGCGGTTGTCTTTGCTCCCGCGAAACCATGAAACCCAAGGCTGCGGATGCGGGAACACGCGCATAAACTCCCCGCAAGCATTTGCGTGGCCAGTAGAAGCAGCCAGAGTGACGTGCCAGCAGTTGCTTTGGCCTTGTTCAAATTGGTTCTCCTCCGCGTTCCACCGCACAGCGCGAGCCAGCATGAAGCATTCCGGCGAGTTCCACACATAGCCCGCCGACAGATGCTCGCCGACTGCTTGCCAGAAGTCTTGCGTGCTGTGGTTGTCCCACCAGTGTTTTGCCTTTTGCCATGGGGTCATCGGAAGATGGCGACATGCACGCTTGAAAAATCAAGAAGCCCGCCATCATTTGCTGCGGACGATCCAAACAGCGTCTCAACGCGCACAGCCGATGTTGTCGGAGCGGTTTGTGCTCTTACTTGTCCGCCAGATGCGCCGCGATTTGTGCCGCTTGCGACCGTTGATTCATCGCTTGTGTTCCACACGCTTATCGTTGTTGCGTAATTGGCGTCAGGCATTGCCGTGGTAAAAGTAATTGTGAAATCTCCAGCGGCGTTTCTGAGAACGCTTGCGACATTTCCACTGCCGCGAATCTGTCTGGTTGTATTCGCGGATGACGCCGCGCCACTGCTGTCTTTCGTTGCATTAAAACTCACCCAAGCCCTGCACGCATAGATCGGCGGGTCATTGTCGGCGTTGATCGCCTTTTTGATTTCACCAGCGTTGGCGGCGAGGGAGAGCTTGTCGTTGGTAACGGCATCGTCAGCGATCCGCGCAATCGGCAGCGTGCCGGTCGTGAGCTTGCTGGCATCAATGCCGCTGGCGAGCTTGATGTTGGTGACGCTTGCGTCAGCGAGCAGTCCCTCAGTGATTTGCAGGTTGGAGATGTCAGCCGTCTGAATAGCGCTGACAGTGCGGGCGTTGTTGAGCTTGGTCGGCGTGACGGTGTCACCGGAGGTAAATGTGTATGCGTATGAGGCCATAGATTATGCTGCTGATCGGGTTTCGGTCGGAGGCAACGACTTGGGCGATGCCTCAATGCTGGCGGATCTAATTTCCGGCCGCCCACCGGAGGTTTCGTAAATGACTTCCGCGCTGTGTGCCTTGTAACGCACCGGAGACTTCATGTTGTAGTCCTCCGAGCTTGCGTTGCCGTTCGTCAGCGTGCCGACTGTTGTTGTGGTATCAGGGTTGATCGTGCTGATCTTGGTCGAGACGCTGGCGCTAGCCGGAATAACCACATCGGCGATCGTGCGGAGGAACCGCTTGCTGTGCATGTCGCCAAAATCATAGCGGCGGGTCTTGATGCTTCCGGTGACAGGGCTGGTGCCTGCGTTGACCGCGTTATCGTCCAATGCGCTGTCTTCTTGTTCCAGCAGATAGAGGTTGCCGGAGCGCGGCACCGAGAACACGCGGCGCCGGTTGTCGTAGGTGCCGACGAGGATCTGGTTCACCGATGCGCTACTCGGATAGATGTCGCGGTATTCCCATGTGTCTGTCAGGGCGTTCCATGCGACGACGAGCTGATTGCCGTCGAGCGGGTCGGCGCTAGTCGGCAGCGCGACGAGATAGCGGTTGCTGTGCCAGATTCCGAAGGCGCTGCGCTCTACGCGGGACTGGACGACTTGGCCGAACAAGTCGGCGATGGGTTCGGAGAGCGGTTTGGTGTCGCCGCGAAGTTTTAGATCGAGGCGGCTGTCGAGGCGGTAGATTCCAGCGTCCGACAAGAAGAAGACGAACGCACCGGCGGTCACGATTGTGTTCCTTGCGCTGCATCCGATCTCGTTGGTGAGGAGCGTGAGCTGCGACACCGGAGTGTCAACCGCGAAGCTGCTGCCGTCTGTGGAGGAAACTTGGCCGAGCGTGGCGAGCCAGATGCTTTTGCGGCAGAAAACGAGAGCTTGCCCTTCGATCCATGGATGCACGGCAACGATGCGGTCATCGCCGCCAGCCCCAGCGCGAAAGCTGTTCCAAAAGGGGTCGTAAAGGTCAGGGTCAAGAACGTCCGAGATGCCCACCGTGTCGCGCGTCTTGGCGATCCATAGCCGGTTGTTGTGGTAGCTCGCCCAGCCGACCGATGGCATGCGGGTGTAGGTGACGCCTTCTGCTGGCACGCCTGCGGTGGCGCGGACGAACTGACCGCTGCCGCCGTCCCAGTAGATCGGCGCTTTGACTCGGCGAACCTTGATGCCAGCGGCGGCGTGGGTGGCGGTGCCGCTTGGAACGGTGATCGTGAAAGAGTCTGTGGCGACACCTGTGATGTCGTATTCGTGGCCGTCGAAGGCTGGAGTGGTGCTGCCATCAATGCGCACGCGGGCGCCTGCGGGATAGCCGTGGGCGGTGACGTTGATTGTGGCCGTGGTCGTGCTGACCGTAATGCCGGATGCGGTCGTCAGCTTTTGCTCCCAGCCGGTGACGCTGCGGTCAGCCTCGCGGAGGATATATAAACGATCAAATGCCTGCACCACCGAGACGGTGTCAGTGCCTTCGATCTTCTCGGCAGGGCTTGTCGGGTAGGTTTTGACCACCGGCGATTGGCCTTGGCGGTAGAGCGTGGCGCTGTCACTTCCGGCCAACACGATGAATTCGTTGGCGTTGTCGTAGTTCTGGCTGGCGAAGACACCGGCCGCGTAAAGTCCGCCGTCATAGCTGTCGCGGACTTCGGGTCCGTTGTTGGCGATGATCGTGCCGGTGGCCGGTGTCGCGGGAGATCCTGCAACGGTGCAGGTGAAAGTATTGGCTCCGGTGACGGTGACGATGAAGTCGCCGTTGTAGTCCGTCTGCACGGCGCCACGGATGTTCACTTGGTCGCCGGTGGCAAAGCCGTGGGCGGTGGCGGTGACGGTGGCCGTGGTTGAGGCGCGGGTGATTGAGGTGACGGTCTTGTCGGTGCCGAGGGTGAAGTCGAGAGTCAGCGGGGCGCCGGTAGTGCCGATTGTATCGGTGAGGCGCTTTGATCCTTTGCGGGTCTGCGCAACTCCGCGATCAAGGCGCATGTTCACGCTGTCTTGCAGCATGCCCGCCGGAAGGGTCAGCGGGTTCAAACGAGAAGCGAAGCCGAGGAATCCGGCGTCGCCATCACGCTGCACTGGAGATTCTAATGCCATTAGTTAAGTGCTGCCCTGAGCCTGCTTTTGAACCGCGCGGCGTCGGCGGGGGAGATGTCTGTTTTTCGGGTTGGGGCGACCTGCTGATGCGTCAGCACGCGCGTCATGGGAATGCCCCACTTCTTCATGCGAGGAACGAGGTATTCGATGGCGCTATTCATGGCATCCTCGCCGAGCGGGTTGTTATAAGTGTTACCGTCCCATGCCACACCGAGGCTCCAGCTATTGAGGTCTTTGCGGCCAAGCCATGAGCTGACACCAGCGTGCCAGCAGCGGTCGGTGTCATCACCGAAGACTGTCCGGCGGCCGTCGCGGGCGATGAGAACGTGATAGCTCACCTTGCTCGCAGGGTTACCGATCCATTCGCATCCACCAAGATAGCTTCCGTCTGAGTGGTGTAGGACAATTGCTTCCGGCTTGATGCGGTTGGCTTGCTTGTTCGGCGTGAACACTCGACGCTGGTCGTAGCTCTTGGCGCTGCTTGCGGTTGTGGAGCTGGTTGTGGATGCGGATGGCAAGCTCTGCGAGGCTGGCGCTGGGCCAGTCGCGGACTTCTTGCCAAACAGATTCCTGATCCACTTCCACATTGCTTTACTTCGCGTAGCCTTTGGTGGTCGGCGTGACCGTTACTGTTGCCTGTTGCTTAATGAAGTCGTAGCCCACCGTTACGCACCCAGCCGCACCGACAGCCCAGATGCTGGCGAGGATCACAACTGCAACTAGCTTTGTGACGCGGGCGCTCACGGAGTCAGAGGCGTGCCGAGGCGTCTTTCGCCATGACCAAGCCCCAACCGGCGAGCAGGCTTGCGCCAACGAGGCCAAGGTCAGGGATGCTGCCATTGGCGAGGAACTCGCGGCCAGCGGTGCTGAGACTTGCGATGATTGTGAGGATTCCGAGCAGGGTTGTTTTCCAGTTTCTCATTTGTTTGCTTTCTGTTTTTTGCGGAGGTCGTGAAGGACCGAAATTAAAGTGACTACGCCTACGGCCAGACCGACACAAAGTCCGGCGACCCTGAGAGTCGTCTCCAAATGTGGCAGCATAGAAAACGCCGAGGAGCCGATGGACGTGGCCGTGCCGATGACTCCTTTTTCAGTCGTGCTGAAGTTGTGATGAAAATAGGACAGGCTCATCGCGCGGCTCCTCAGATGCGTTACTTCAAGTATGCAAGCACAGCACCGGCGTGCAGTTTGATCTCAGTGAAGCTGCCTTCGATGGCGGTGCCGACAGGGAACGCATAGGCGCTTCCGCTGGTCGTGTTCGCCACGTTGGTCTGGTTGCCCGCGAGCGTGTGGAACTTGGTCGCTGCGTCGAGGCTTTGGACGGCGCTGAAGTTTCCGGTGACGGCCGTGGTGTCGCTAATGAGGCGGACGCCGTTGGCCCTGTTCGTTGTTCTGACGTTTGGGTTCATAGGCTTAGTATTGGTTGACGCGAGCGGTCCACATGGACGGCTGGTTTTGCTGAAAGTAATATTTGTCGCGCTGAGAAATCAGTTCGTTCTCTGCGAGCTGCTCCATGGCCAGAGCCTTGTCGAGCTGGCCGTCTTCGGTGAGGAGGTCCGAGGTCAGGAGGTAGCCGACTGCCTTGGCAATGACGGCTGGCACTGTCGCCGAGAGGTTGCTTGCGCTGTATTCGGTCGGGCGGACTCGGAAGTTGACCCAGACTGTGGTTGGCAGGTCGGTGCTTTGCGGGAATCTCACATTGTCGCCGAGGAGGGTGTAGCCGATGGCGCGGGGTGCAACGTGGGTTGCAGGGTTGTCGCGCAGGACGCCGAAGACTTCGCCCATGGCTGTCTGGCCGCTTTGCTCGTAGGGGATGAAGTAGCCGGTCGTGTCGTTGCCTTCGACGGTGCGTTCTTCGACGCGCATGAGTTCCGGCCAATCGGCCCACTCCCAACAATCCGCGATGCGTTCGTTGGCGGCGGCGGTCATCATGGTTCTTGCGCCGGATGGGATGTTAGAAATATCCGAGCCGTCGTTTCCGGCGCGCTGCCATGCGCGGAGGAGGATAGACTGTAAGGTGACAGTCCTCATTATTCAGCAGCGGGTGCTTCCTCCGTGAGTTGCTTCTCGATGCTCGTTGCCAGCGGCAGGATCTGCGCGGCGGCGTTCAGCCCGCCGGTTTTGACGGCGAGGTCGAGGCATTGCATGACTACCTTGGCTTCGGCCTCGGTGAGTGTGACTTGCTTATTCATTGGGCTGCTCCTGCTGGCTGGCCAAATACGCCTGTGTCGCGGGAATCGCGGCCAACACTGCGGCGAACGCGGCGGCGAGTTCGGGAACGGCCTGCATGATTTCGGGCGTCAACGGCGCGGTCATCTTCTGGACAAGGCTTCCGTTGGCGAGTTCGCCGTCTGCGGTTGCGGGCAAGAGTTCGACGGTTATGGAGCCAGAGTCCGTTGTCGGCTGGATGGCGGACAACGTGTAAACGTGCAGGCGGTCGTAGACCTTGGCGGCTACGGGTTCCGTGGTGATGGGATTAGGGTTGTTCAACATAAGAGTTACCAAGTTGCGATGGCCGCACGCTTCCAAGTGCTCGCCGCCGTGCAGACGTAGATGTAGTCGGCGTCGTAGCGAATATCGCCCGCCGTTCCTGCGGCTCCGCTCGTTGCTGGCGCGGTTCCTTGTGCGCGAAGCTGTGCGTCTAAAACGGAATACGCCGAATCATCCGCAAGCCTAACTTGCAGGGCAGTCGTTGAGCGTTTGAGCGCGGGGAATGCGCTGGTTGTGCCGCCGAATTGGAGACGGTCAAAGTCGGTGCTTGCGGCATTTACAATCGTTACAATGCTGTCTGCTGGACTATTAAATCGCGCACGGCCACTCCAGCGAATACCGCCGGTGGCTGCTGCCGTCACGCTTCCGCTCGTAGCATTCAATGTGCCGCACGTAAGATCAACACAGCTAAAGTTTCCGCTGGTGCTTACTGCTCCAGTGGCGGCAACCGTCATCCGCGTCACTCCATCCGTTTGAAACTCCAGCGCCCTCGCCGTGCCAGTGCCAAGTTTCTCCGTGCCGATTTGAAGCACGTTGCTGCTCCACCTGAGGAAGCCGCGCTCGTGGTTCGATGCGTCCGTGAAGGTGTTGTAGAGGCGGAAGGTTTGGGCGTTGGTGGTGCGGCGTTGGGCGAGCGTGTCAGCGGCGTCTCTAACCAAAGTGGTGTCTGCGCCCGTGACTGAATTGCCAGCGCCCCAAGACAAAGCCGCTGTTCCGTTTAAGACAAAAAACCCAGTATTCTGTCGAGTTATGGGAGAAAAAGAGGGGCCGTATGAAACCAAACCAAGCGAAGGATCATACGACATGGAAACTTGCGGGTTTACACCGCCCCAACCAATCAAGCCGTCATGTCGTATGGAAACCTGTGACGCTCCTCCTTTTCGGAGGTCTAAAAAGTTACTCGTCAAAGATGATGCCGTATCAGTGATTTGCAATCGACTTGCCGTAAACACGCCTTTGGCAAACATCGTTCCGCTGCGCGTCTGCGAACTGCTTACGGTGTATGTTCCTGTCGTTCCAGTTCCCGTGCCAAGCGCGGTTATATATGTCCCAGCAACTACGCTTGATCCATATATCTCGCTGCCAACTTGAAGTGTGCCGCTGGCAACCGCCGAAACCGTCAACGTGGTAGCCGATATGCTTCCAGTAAATTCACAGGCAGCGTTTTGGTTCCACGTTTGGCTCAAATCCAGCACAGGCGCGGACGCTCCAGTAAGCGTGCCGTTGTTGGCGGTGAGCGTGGTGAAGGTGCCTGCGGCGGGCGTGGTCGAGCCGATGGGCTGCCCTTCGATCTGGATGCGGCCCGAGGCGTTCGGCGCGGTCAGCGTGCGGGTGGTTCCGGTGGAGATGCCGCCGAGGTCGAACTGGAGGTTCTTGCTGGTGTCGCTGTTATCAAAGAGGAGGAACTGCGAGTCGCTGAACACGTCCGGCAAGGTGCCAGCGTAGGTGTAGTCAGCGTCCCTGCTGCTGCCGCCGGTCGCCGTGCGGATGTAGATGCCCGCCTGCTTGCGGCTAACCGGCCAGACGCCGCTGGCGGTGCGGACGAGCCATGCGCTGTTGAGTGTGGCCGAGCCGTCTAGCGGAAGGTCCGCATAGGTCGCTACCTCGCCGTCGATGTAGGACGCACCACCGCCTCCACCGCTGCCGGTGAAGTCGAAGTTTCCTGTCAGCGGATTGAACTTGATGGCCATTAGCTGCGGGTCACTGTGGCGATCTTTGCGTCATCGCTGGACGGCGTGCCGCCGACATAGGTGAAGGTGAGCGTGGCGACAGTCTGGCTGCCTTCTTTGTAGACCACCGTGGAAAGGTTGTTTGTCGTGGAGACGTAATTCAGCTCAACCGCGTTGTGCTGCGGGATGTTTAGACCGGCGATGTTTCTGACGGATACGTTCGGGTGCATGTGTTAGGCGGCGGGTTGGGCGGTCATGCCGAGTTGCTGGTCTTGGGCCATCTTTTGCAGCGCGGGCTGGGCGCCGGTGCGGCCGATTACTGCGTTCTGTTGCTGCTGCAGTTGGAAATTGAACGCCTGCATGCGCGCATCGATCATGCGCTTGAAGATCTCGTCGGACTGATACCGCTGCATGACAGCAGGGTTCGACTGAATGATCTGCTGCAGGGTCTGCAGTCGGATCTGCGCGTTTTGTCCGCCCTCTTTCAACGGCGGCTCGGTTCCCGCGGCGATCTTCGCAAAGGCGCCCTGCTCGTCTTCCTGCTCCATCTGTGTCGCAGCGCCGATATCCCTGACGAGAAGGTTGGCGAGGTTCTGGTCTACGCTGCCGAGCATGACCTTGATCAATTGCGCTCGGTCGATAACTCCCATCGAATCCAGAGGCACCAGATTCTGGGTCAGGAACGCCATCTTGGCCTCTAGGGCGGCTGTGTCGAGCGTCCTCGCATCAAAATCCGCCACTATGTCATAGCGACCGCGGATGTCGGCGGCGCCTTCAGCTAACGGCGTGGCGTTTCCGGTGACGCGAGAAATTTCCTCTGGCAGCATATACTGCTGCGCCAAGGCGAGGATCTGGATCATCATGACCTTCATGTCGAGGAGCCATGAGTCGGCCAAGTCCTGCATGTGCAGCATGGCGATGTTGGGATTCACGCTCTCGGTCATGCGGCCGAAGTAGCGGTCAACGTCTGCGCGGGTTGCCTGCTCGACCTCGATAGAGCCTTGGTCAAACGGCGGCGGCGTCATCCAATTAATTTCATTCGGACGCCTCTCAGGGATCTGCATCGCTGGTCCGAGGACGAGATCTAGGCGGCCGCGCGAGGCGGGAACTTTGAGCGGAGGGATGATGGAAATGCTGGCGCGGTCGACCCTATAGTCCCTCTGCACCTTCACCTCTTCCTGCGCCGACTGGACGATCTCAGGAATTCCGCGGCTTTCGAGAAGCGGGCGGGTGTTGCGCTCGCGGGGCAGCTCGATGAAAGGATACATCTGATGCTCGTAGGGCATCAGCTCATGCAGGGCGACGGAATCGGTGATGCTGTAGCTGACGACGGTGCGGGTGACCTTGGTCGCTCCGGTGCGGTCGTCGTGCTCCTTGCGATACACATGCCACACTTCGATCAGGTCGCGCATTTGCTCGTAGAGGAACTGGTCCGAGCGGTGGATGTTCATGTGTATGCGCTTCATCTCGCCGCGATGCTTCACCGCGCGCTCGACCCACTGCTTGTCCCAGCCTTCAAGTGCGGCGCGCTCGCGCAGCTCGAACTCGCTGAGTAGCTCGCGGCGGGCGATGAAGGGCGCCCTCTGCAGGCTGTCGGTCTGAATCGGGAAAATGACGTCTTCCCACGCTTCCAAAGCACGCACCACCGGCTTGCTTGAGAAAATATAAGGACTCTCCCACTCGACCTCGCCCTTCTCGCGGAGCTGGCGAACCTTGGAGACGCTGCCCAGCTCCGGCACCACCTGACCGAGAAGCTCCGCGGCCAGCTCTTCCTGCGCCGGATCGAGGACAACTTCGAGGAGCGCCTGCAAGTTGGGATCTTGGGTCTCCTCGATCATCATCATCGCTTCTTCGAGCGTGAACTTCTTCACCTCGACGCGGGTCTGGCGTTCCCAATCGACAGCCATCACAGCGAGGCCATAAGTCTCTCTAAACTCGGCAGCCAAGCGGATCTCGCGGCGCATGTCGTCGGCACAGTGGCTGTGCAGGAGCCAGCGGAGCACAGTCTCGGCGGCGTTCTTCTTCGGGGCGTCCATCACCTCGACCGGCTGGACTTGCAGGCGTGACTTAAAGAATGCGGACGTCAAAGAGATAACCCTCTCACGAATTATCGATTCAGCCATTCGCACGGAAACGTCCGAACTATTTTCCCAAGGAAAAACTTTCTTGCCGTAGAAGGCTTGGTGCTTGCGGCCGTCGTCGCTCTGTCCGGCCCAGATGCAATACCTGACGTTGAAGTTCTTGAGCTTACGATGCAGGTAGCCGGAGCCGTCGTGGTCCGCCTGATCGATGTCGCTGATCATGCGCGTGATTTTGTCGCGGTCGAGTTTCATTAGATCAGGACGGTGGTTTTGCGCGGCGTGTAATTAATCGCGCACTCAGGGTTCCGTTTTAGAAACCAGTGGCGGAATGTTTTGTCAGACCAGCAGCCGTCACCTAGATGCTTCTGCCACGCAAAATAAGCATCGGCCGGAACGTCCATGACGTGTTGGCCGATGCCGTCTACAGTGCAATGTTCTAACTGGTCGTTGACCTGCTTGGCCTTGCGAGCGTCGATAGCGGCCATCACCTGCTGTGCGCGCCATCCTGTCTGCAGCTCCTCTTTTACAAGGTGAGCAAGCTCGTCATCCATGTCTCCGACCAGATCGGAGAATATTTGATCTGACATCCTAACTTCTGCCGTCCGACCCGCATACGCAGTGCGGACGGCAGTGTGTTAAGACGTTTGTCTTAGAGGTTCGCCAGCTTGTTCACGGCGAAGAACACATGGAGTTCTCCGGTGGTAAGCGCGGCAAGCGTTTTGGTCGAGGCGGGGGCGCCGACTGCGAGCTGCACCGTGCTGGTGCCGCTTGCAACCGTGACCGGAGCGGTAGCGGTGAACGCCTTGTAAAGCACCGGAGTGCCGTTGGCGTTTGCCTGCGTGGAGCTGACAACCGCAGACCCAGCTCCGTTAAGAGTCATGGTCGTCGTGTTGTTAGCGCTGTCGGCCGCGTCAGCAAAGCTGGTGACCAGCTTGAGCGCTGCGTTTTGCACAACGTCTCCCGCCACAAGCGACAGAAGCGTCAGGTTTTGACCTGTTGCCGCGGTGGTCTCGGTGAGATCAGTGTGGGTAACGATGGCCTTGTGCGTGTATCCGGTTGCGGCTTTGGTTTCCGCGGGGAGTTCAAAGATTTCCATAATAGTATGATCTTTCTAGTTAGTTGTTCGATTAGGAAGTCGCGGAGAACTTGCCCATATTTTTCGGCGACATGACTGCCAGCGAAACTATACAATCGACAAGACCTCTCGGGCCTCCGCCGCTATCTTGCAATTCTTGGAACCTCGGCTTGCGGCCGTAGCGAAGCATGACGCTCTCAGGCGACATGATGTAACCGCGAGCATACTTCTCGGCGTCGGTGGAAGCGTTGTTAGCCAGAAATAGGCTGGTCACGATTTCCACGGTCGAAAAATCTCCTTCGTAGAACGAGATATTCGACACCAGACGATCCGAGCTGGAAGCCTGCGCGGTCTGGCGCAGATTGAACACGTTCGATGTGCTGTTCACAGTGAAGCGTGTCATATTAGTCACAGCCTTTTTAAGGCTCGGCCCCGCCACAAGCACGAGTCGATCCTGACTGCCAGTCTGCTCATAGATGCTCTGCAAAACATTCTGCAGGGCGCTTTCAGTGAGCGACGCGGTCGCGGTCGAGTTGATGCTGGCAGAAGGAGTCGCCTGCGAGGTCGGAACCGGAAGGTCGGTTTGAGAACCGGCCGTTGCGATCCACTTGCCCAAGCCGCGAGTTTTATAAGCCACGCTGCCGGAGCCTTCGACGGATTCGTTGTCCGAGCTGATGGTCGCTTCGACGTCACGCTTGACCTCCAAAATGGTCTTGGCGATGGCCTTGGAAAATTCCTTGCGACGGCCAATTGCGGCCACGTCAGCGAGGTTCGCTTGGAAGTCCGACACGCGAGCGGTGCGACGAATTTTCTGACTGCGAGCGCTCAGGAGAACGCGGTTGGCGGAAGAATCCGCGAAGTCGGTCACATCGGAGGAATCGACAACGCCGTCTGTGGACGGAGCGCTGTACGAATCGGCGAGGTAGGAGTATACACTCGGATTAGTGATATCCGCGCCGACGCGGGCGATAGAGGAGCTGATGGGGCAATTTTTGTTATCGACGTACGTAAGGACGTCGAGGATATCTTCCCGATTACCCACTGCGGGGAAGAGATTTCCGGCTGGAGCTGACATTGTAATTGTTTCTTTCTAGTCTGAGGTTGTTCTTAGTTGAACAGAGCTTCGGAGACGTAATCTGCAAGATCATCGATCCTGCCGCTCATAACTCTGTCCTTTGCCGCTTTAGAAACGGCGCCTTTGGTAGAAGTTTTCGGTGAACTGATCGGGTTCGCTGGGGTAGGTGTTTTTGCGAGCTTGTTAGACGAGACTTTCTTTGACGCTGCGGCTTTTGCGTTGGACGCTGCCTGCTTTGCCATGAGCTGCTGCTCACCGTACAAAGCCAAGCCGACCCAGTATTCATTCTGCGGGAGCCTCAATAGCTCCGGCGCTTGCTTGATGGTCGCTTGGTACGCTTGGTTGAGCGCGCTGCCTTTCTTGAAGAGGTCGGGGAACAGGTTCTTCGCTGCTTCGACTGCTGGCTGCCTCTGAGAGAGCCATTCGCGTCGAGCGGGAGCATGCACTGTCAAGACGTCGTCTGCGCGAATCAGGTAATTTTTTACCTCATCGGCGTCAACGTAGACCTCGCTGCCGTCCGGTTTACGCACGGTGGCGCCGTCTGTGTTGCGCAGCGCCCAGCGGCGAACTTCCTGAGCGCTCTTGATTTTCGCATCAAGCGCATCAGCGGTATCGACGTCGGCGAGCGGGTTCTCCGCGCTAGGCTGCAGGATCGGGCGCGAAGCCTCATTGACCTGCGATTCCAGCTCGGCGAGGCGCTTTTGGGCTTCCTCGTATTGGCTTTTGACGGTTGCGGCTTCTTCGGCTGCGGCTTTCTTTTGCGCCGTCAGCTTGTTGATGCGCTTCTGGACGTTGTCCGGTGATGGCGCTTCGCCTGCCTCGTCTTCGCTGTCTTCGGAATCTTCCGAGTCGCCAGACTCTTCTGTGCTGTCCTCTTCGGAGGTTTCCTCGGTGTTCTCCTCGGTCTCCTCTTCGTTTGTCTCGTCTTGTAAAAGATCGTCGGCGTCAGCCGACTCCACTGCTTCCAGTTTCTGCTCCGGCATAACGCCAGACAGCTCCTGTATCGCTAGTGAAACTACATCTATCCCTGCGTCATCAGACGCCACTTTCCCTTCCGCCATGGATTAACCTCCAAGTAGTGCCAGAGAGTTCGTCTCTCAGTCCGATCAACACCCAGCGCCATGAGGGCGCACTCCACGTTGATATATCTAGTATTGGACAAATGCGGACAAATGTCCAGCGGTATTTTCCAGAGCGGCTAAGTCTCGTTGTAGGAGACTACTCCGTTATGGCGTGCAAAGACATTTGCGGAGAGGTGCACACAAGATTGCCCGCCGTTATATTCAATGTGTGGTCACCTTTTGTGCGGTGTTGTTGTGACAAAGCGTATGCACTTGTTCACAAGTAATGACGCTTTGCGGCAACCCGCAAGAAATACTTGTGAGTTGCCGAGGGGGAACATGGCTTTACACTAAGCCGGTTAGTGTCGCTGGATGCGTACATTATCGGGTGGCTTGAACTACGGCGCAGAAACTACTCCACCCGATGCGACTCCGCGCGTCGTGCTTCGAGCGCGTCCCACAGTTCCTGCAGCGCGCAGAGCTGACCGGCAGCGTGTGCGAGATATCCGCCCTCCTTCGAGGTTGCCATCGTGCTGCACAGCGTGACGGCGTCGGCGATGCGGTCCTGCAGTTCCGTCATCACGGCCAAGTAGGCATTGGGCGCCTGCTCGCGGCTGAAGGCGAGGGCGCCCTTGGGGTCGTAGTTGTCGGACACGGCATAGCGGTCCACCGGTATGGTTTTGGTTTTTGTGAACATAAGGTGTTTGCTGTTTGCGAATGGCGAATGGTTAGATCCAGAAGGGATACATGGCCCTGTTGGCCACGATGACGTGCGGGCCGCACTCGCGGCAGATGGGGCCGAGCTGTTCGTCCACTCCATGGACGTCCTCGATACGAAGCCGCTTAGAACACACCCCACAGCGCGGCGGCTCTTTGCTGCGTCCTCGCCATGGCCTCGCGCGCGGCGGCGGTGGGATGACTCCGGTCGGCGCCATTAGTAGCCGCCTCCTCCGCGGGACATCAGCGTCTCGCCGTCCACGTTTCCGGCGCCGGAGAGCGCGACAAATTTAAGGCAGTCTACCGGATCTTTCGTGGCACCCTTTTTGCCGTCCGCGCCGGTAAATGTCGCCAGTGCATAAATCGTGTTCTTGCAGCGCTCGGAGATGTAGAGCTTTGGCTGGTTGAGAGCGTTGACCGGCTGCTCAGGGTTGTAGTGCAGCATGGAGTTCACCATGGCGACGCCCTCGTCAATTGAGTCGGCCGGTGCGGCGAGGAAGTCCACACCCAGCTCGCCCATTTCATCGATCAGGGTCGTCGGCATCTCGCGCGCGAGCGTCGGCGCGTTACCGAAGCGACTGTCCATGTACCTCTCGAAGATCTTCTCGCCGTTTTCGACGCGCTTGATCTCCTCGACGTATCTTTGCAAGCCGAACCCGAAGTCGCTCTGCGCCGGTCCCGCTTTGCCGTCCATCTTCTTGCCGTCCGGCAGCGCCCACTCGCCTGCGTAGCCAATTGATGGGATGTAGTCGTCCATGCTTGGCCACTCGCGGTATATGATGCAGCGACCGGCCGAATCGTGGACGGACCAGAGCTGAAACCAGTTTCTGCCGCTGGCCGGATCTACCCAGTGATACCGCGTACCCTCCGGCACGTCGCTGTGCCTGATTACGTGGACCTTCTCGTTGAATAGGGGGAAGCGGCCGGAGATTGCCTTGGTCGGCACGCCGTAAGCACGGCACAGTATCTTCTCGCGCGTCTCATTCTGCAGCTCCTTGCGCATTCTCGTCCATCCGGCCCAAGGATTGTTGCGCGTGTGGAAGTATAGTATGGGACGGTTTCGCGTGCTCATCTGCACGATTGGCACTTGCTCGTATCCGGTGATGATTTGCTCGCCGTCCTTCTCCGCGCGCTTCGGAAGCAGCTCGGCGTCGGTCTCTTCAACCGTTTTTGCGCCGTTCAAGTAGCTTGCGACGGTCGGGCTATACCCCTGCACCGGCGTAAACGTCACCGCGAGCCGCCCATTGCGGTCAATGAGTCGAAATCGCAACGTGTCTAGGAGGTCAAGACCGACCAGCTCGTCGCAAACGGCCATGTCCAGCTCCGCGCCTTCTATGACACTCAAATCCTGTGCGTAATTTTTGAAGCAGCAGATACTGCCATTGGGACTCACGAACTTGGCCTCCGAGAAACCGTTTTTGACCGTGTAGCTGATGTTGGTGACCTGAGTTTTGCGCGCGTTGCGCCACTCAGGGGGCATAAATTTCCAAAGGCGCGGCTGCTGCGACTCGATGCTGGTCGCGGAGGTCTCGGCAAAGCACCAGACGACGGCTCCGGCCTTGCTGTGCATCAATTTAATGACTTCCTTCGCCGCCCATTCCGTTTTTCCGCTGCGGTTTCCGCCTAGAACAAGCAGCTCTCGGTGTTTATCGAGGAGTTCGCTGGCCTTTTTCCACAGCGGCGGCACATAACCAAAGCGGAACGGATCGCTCGCCTCGCGCGCAATCAGCTCTTCCCTCGTTTTGAGATACTGCCAGCCTTCCTCCGGCCCCAATTTGCTCAGAAGATCGGTGTCGATCTTCATGACAGGGTGCTCGGTCGGCTGAAACCGTTGTTTCTGTTCGTTCACTCCCTCTGCGCAGGCTCCGCTGCGCTCTCCCCTCTAAAATGTAATGGGCGCTGACTGGTTGACGCGCGGTCCCTCCCAGAACCGATTTGTTAAGCCGAGTCAGCGCCCAAAGTTGCTATGTCTAAAGTCGGATTCTCAGAAAAATGGAACTGGTCGCTGCGAACGTGCAACGGCTGGCCGGTGGACTCCGGCACGAACGTCCAGATGTCGTTCGCCATGCCGCCCTGCGGCTGGACGTAGAGCAGCCACGCGGTGCCGACACCGGCAACTTCGGCGCGCATTGGGTATGGTGACCAGCTAATCATGAGAAAAAGTAGAGCGGCTCCTGTTTTATGCGGTTACAGGAGCGGGGTAATGAAATGACCAGACCACAACGTCCGCCGCTTTCCCCTGCGCTCTAAAGTTTGACGGCGCCCCACTGGTCGTGCTCCGTGGGGCTGGGCATACCGGTATGTTCCGAGACACGCACCACCATGCGCGCCTGCACGAACCCGCTTTTGCCGTCAGAAAATTCATTTGGATTGCTTGCGCTTGCGCATCTCCGCGCACAACGCATCCGCTTTCTTCTTTGCCGCCGCGGCGACAAGTTGGGTGCGCTGCGTTTTGAGCAGCGCGATGGTCTTGTCGATCTCTTCGATTGCGGGTGTCATAAATGTGTACTTCTCCATAAAGTCACTTAGGGCTGGCCGTTCACGCAGATGTAGAGGAAGCCAAAATTTGAAAAACTGTATCCGGCAAATGCAAGGGCGAGACCGGCGTTTCCCTCGCGCCAAAAGCCCACCGCGGTGATGAGGTAGCAGATGGTCGTGATGACGAGCGGGGTGAAAGTCATTTGACGGTCTCCGTTAGCTCCTCGAACGCGCGCAGCGGTCCTCGATACCAGTAAGCTGGTCGTCCGCTGCCTGTCTCAAGCCATTGAGGCTGCTTGGCTTCGTGGCCGTATGCCCATCCGCGGATCATGAAACCCTTCATGGGATCACAGACGACTAGCACATAGCGCCTCGCGGGATCGTCGTTGTCGCGCACGATCAGGGCGCCGTTGAGGTAGACCGTGCTGCGAACCTCGATGTCGTCGCCAACGTCGGCCCGCCTGTGAAATGTGTTCGTCGCGGGCAGATAGGTTTTGTCGAACCTGCGGCCGACAACGATCTCGGCGAGAATGCCGCCAACTTCGTCTGCCATGATTTTGCAGTAATCTCTTTCAATTGTGGTCGCCGCGTTCAGCTTCATGACTCGCGCTTCGAGCCAGCGTAGCTCGGCGATTTTGATGGCCTCCATCAGCGTGGTGAGGCGGAAGGGTTTAAGGACGACGTCGCTCATTCCATGACCCTCCTCCATTTGTCGCGCCACATGCTGCGCGATATAACTCCGGCAGCTTCCGCCACAGCCTCTTCGCTCAGGTGAGGGAAAACGTCGTGGAGCAGCTCATGGACAATGGTGTCCATCTCATCCACGCCGCTTTGCCGCAGGTCGATATACACGCGACCATCGCCGAGAGTTAAGCCGTCAGCTTTTTCGCGCCCCAACTTTCGGCGAATGATCGCTATGTATTTCCTGCGGGGCATCAGGCTCTGTCGTTGCACTCGGCGCCGCACGCAGCGTAGCCAGCGATATCGATCCAATTGTCCGGTTTGGGGCGGTGCGCTTGGCGGGCGAGCTTGACGCACACCATGAGCGCGGCGATGTCACCGGCCGTCACTTGAACGGTGTAGCCGTTGCTTCGCGTCAGGTATGCGCTGATCATGGCGGCTTGCGTTGTGAAGTCCTCGATGGGTGAGCCGTAGTCCTCGTTGCGCGGCCCGCAAACGGCGGACGCTGCAGCGTCTAGTGTTTCTTTTGCTGTTCTCATCAGGCGGCTTTCTTGTAGCGAAGCGTTTTGTAGTGAAGGTTGAGGCGAGCCTCGAACAGCTCCCACTCGTTGTCCGAAGAGAACATCCACTCGATGCTGTGATCGTTGGCCTTCTCCTTGCCGATGCGAACGACCGCGCGGCGCTGAACACGTTGGTCCGGCCGGTTCTCATTCCATAAGCGCTCATAGGCTGCGAGCTGCAGTTTCTGGCTCAGGTAGATGCCGCTCGATGTCTTCCAGTCGAGCAACACGATGCGGCCCTGTTTGTCTACGGACGGAGCGTCAATCGTTCCGCCGAATAGATGCGCCTCGCTGACGAGCTGCACCTCCGGCTCTAGCACAGTGAGACCCTGCTCTTCCCAGAAGGACAGAAAGTTGGCGAACGCGATGTCCGCTTTCTCGATGTCCGCGGGAGCAAACTCCGAGAGGTCCGGCTCCCAGCCATGGAAGAAGCACTCGATCTTGAAGTGAGTGATCGTCCCGATGTCGGCCGCGCGGTCGCGCACCTTGCGGTAGTCTTGGTTCTTGTTGCCGAGACCCCATGCCCAGTGGATCAAGTTGGATTGATCGTCACCGATCTTAGAGATAGTCGAGGCGCCAACCACCTGCGTGCCGTCTTTGAGGATATACTTTTGGTGCGCCTTCAGTTTCTCCAGACGTACGATCTTGCGACCGTCCGCGGTGAAGCGCTCCGGCGCAGGCTCCGCAGCCTTGGCCGAAGGGGAGCGGCGTTTTGCCGCCCCCCCTTTGCGTGCAGTGGTTGCCATGGCTACCACTCGACTTCTTCGTTGTTGGTTCCGGTGCGGACAACCTGCTTGGGCGCCTCAGTCACCTCGAAGCCGTAAGCCTGCGCGCTGCCGCCGCTGCTCCAAGTCACCAGATCCAAAATCTGGACTGCCTTGGGCTGGAGGGTGATTCCGGCTCCGAGCGACGCGGTGTACCAAAAATATGGCACCACAGCGACCTTGAGCTTGCTGCCGCCACCGACGTTTTCGTTGGTGATCTGACCGGCCGCGTCGAACAGCTTCGGAGCGCGGCTGTAGGTCTCGCCGTCCTTGCCCTTGCCGACCGCTTTGACTTTCAACTTGAGCTGCACCAGTCCGTCGTTCTCGCTCCACGGCGCCGCGTGAATCTTGAGCGTGTCCTTTTTCAGCTCGCGCTTTTTGTCGGCGACGAACTCGGAAAACATGGCCTCGATCTGCTTGAGAAACGGCTCCGCGTCTTCGGCGGACATTTCGAGGTCAACTTTGTATTGGCCCTCCTCGCTGAACTTAGTGTCAGGCGAGTTGAGTCTGGGATAGCGAGCGACGCCCGCGGGTGTGGTCAGGGTTTTATTCATGTGTTTGTGGGTTTGGTGTTTTTGGTTGGATGGGAAAGTCGGAGTGGCGCATGAGGCTGCAAAAGTCGTGAAACGGCAGGGTGACCAGAGGGTTGCTGTGATCCTTGCGATGGATGACAGCAATATGCTTGCGGTCTAACTTGTCGTCCTTGGGCGTTGCGTCGCGGCATGCCTGCGAGATAGCGGCGTCCAAATCGAAACGTGCGCGACCGTGGCGCTTGCACTCGAAGTGCCAATCCGGCAAGCAAGGCACGATGACGTCAGGCGCACTGATCCCCCAAGATCCTTGGCTGACTTGCGCGCCCCGCTTTGCCGGAAAACCTTCGGCGGTCAGCGCCTTGGCGACCTCGCGCTCAAAGCTGGCGCCTTTCTGGCGGGAATTAATCATTCGTTGATGGCCTCCCAGAGCTGCCTGTCCGGTGCGTAGACGTTGCTGCCCTCGTCGGTCAGACGCGGCGCGGTCACGATGTTGCTGACCGGCGCCTTCGCGTCGAAGCGCGTCAGGGATGGACGCCACGTCATATTGAGCGAGCCGGTTCTTCCGGCGCGGTGTTTCGCAATGATTAACTCCGCGTCCTGTGGCTCTGGCTCCTCGTCGGCGACCGCGTAGTAAGCGGGGCGATGAACGAGAGCGACCAAATCGGCATCCTGTTCTATGCTGCCGCTCTCGCGCAGATCGGAGAGTTTCGGCCGGTTGTCGGGACGGTTCTCGGCCTGACGATTAAGTTGCGCCGCGGCCACAACCGGAACCCCCAGCTCCATGGCCATGGCTTTCAACCCGCGCGAAACAAAACCGACCTCGTTCTCGCGGCTCTTGGCGCTGCCATGGCTTACGAGTTGCAGGTAATCGACAAATACGATCTTAACGCCCCAGCGACGCACTGCGAGTCGCGCGCGTCCGCGGATGTCCAGCAAAGACATGCCGCAGCGGTCATCTATGTACAGCGGTTCACCGGAAAAATCCAAGGCAACGGAACCAATGCGACGCTTTCCGGCCTGATCGACGAATCCATTCCGCACCAGCTCGGTGTTGGTGTTAGCGCGGGACAACACTACGCGAGCGGCTAACTCATTGGCGGGCATTTCGAGTGAGAAGTAGAGCACCGGCACCTTGCGGCGCATAAGGTTGTCCGCGATGTTCATCATCAGCGCGCTCTTACCCATGGCCGGACGTCCGGCGATGATGCTCAACGTGCCGCCGCGGAGACCGCCGGTCACCTGATCCAGATCAGCGAAGCCGGTGCGCAGACCTAGCGTCTGCTTGTTGTCCATCAGCGCTTCCAGCTCTTCGAGGAGCGACGGCACGATGTCGGCCGCGCTGCGCATGCTGTCGGTCGGAGCGCCGAGACTAAGCGACAGGACACTCTCTCCGGCGGACTGAAGCACCTCGTCGGCGTTCGCGGCCATGTCATGCGCCGCGGCTTGCATGGCGACAGCCGCGGAGATAATGCTGCGACGGCCGTGCAGATCGCGCAGGGTTTGCGCGTGGTATTCGAGTGCGGAGAGACCGCCGCACGCTTGCAGGAGGTACTCGGTGACGGCTCCGGCGCCGCCGACAAAAACCAACTTGCCTGCCGCGTCGAGGCGCTGTGTCACCGCGATGATGTTAGGCACACCGCCGTCTGCGCGGATCTCGGTGATAGTATCGAAAATCGCGCGATGCGCAGGAGTGTAAAAAAGATCGGCGTGCAGACCGGCAACTTCATCGGCGAGCTTTGGCTCGGCCATGAGCGTGCCGAGCACAGCCTTCTCGGTGTTTGGACTTTGTGGGGTGGTGGTTTTCATACAAAGTTGTCGTCGTCGTCACTCGCCGCCAGCGCTGCTAGAACCAGCAGAGCGAGGAGCGTTAGGTAGATGATCGTTTGCACCGGACTCATTGCGCTCCCTCCGGCGCTGCCGCATTTCGTAGCGTCGCTGCAACCAGCGGTCGCACGCTTCGTCCACCGCTATGACATCTTCTGCAACGTGGGGCCATACGCTTCGTAAAGTTTGCTTAAGTTCAGTTCGCATAGGCTGCCGTTTCTACGTCACTCGGCGTGGTGGCAGCCGTGGGTTCTGGGTGAGGGCAAGTGTGTACAAATGCGGACATTGGGGCAACAACTTTTAAGCGTTTTCTGCAAAAAATTTCATCCCAGTTTTCGCGGTATTTTTGGCCGTCTATCGGCCGCGGGGCGTCGCCCTTTCCGGCGCTCACAGCGGCTCCTCCACGGCGAGCAGGGCTTCGTGCTTCTCGTCGCTCACGTCGGGCGAGAGCGCCGCGCACCGGCCGAGGATGAGCTTGAGCCGGTTGACGCGCTTAAGCAGCTCGCGCTTTTCGGCCTGCAGATTGGCGACCTCGGCGCGGCAGAACTCCGGCTCCGCGGGGGAGCCGAAGTTGCTGCCGAAGCCGACTGAGCCGACAACTAGGTCAGGGTTCATTTGTTAGCCCTCCCTTGCGCTTCGGCAAGCTGCTCGATGACTGCGTTGAGCAGCATTTGGAGCGCGTCGAGCGTGGCCTTCGCCTCGGCGACGGACGCCTCGATGGCTTTGTGGTTGATGGTGTATTCAGCCATGGGCTGAACCGACTTGGTTTTAGCTGGGCGCTTTTTCATGTGTGGGGGAAATACTAAAGGGAGGGGTGGGACAAGGGCTGTCCTATGCCTGTCATTTGTCTAATCCGTTTTCAATTACTGGTTCGGGTGGCTGACATTGTGTGACACCTTGATACGATTTTAAGAGCTTGTCGATATAATCGTCGCGTGACAAATCGCCCCTTTCCGCGTCGATCAGCAGGGCGGTCTCTTCGTCAATTTGGATCGTTTTTCTCATTGGTTCTTCGCTCTATTCGCTTTTTCTCGGCCGCGATAAGCGTCCGTACAAAGGTTGAAAAGTCATTTATGCCGCGCCGGTGCGCCTCGGCCATGGCCCAAGCGTGCAGCTCCCGCCCCACCGTGATGGTCGCACGGCGAATGTTTGCGGCTCGCATGTTTGGCATTGCTTAAATGTTGCACGCGCAGGAGGAAAATTCAGCATTTATTGGCCAGTGGTTTTAGATTCTGCGATGGCATCGAGCAGTTCCCAGTTACTGGGTTTCCGGTGTCGTTCGGGGGAGTAACGAACCTTCTTGCGACCCTTGAGGTCTTCGAGCGTCCAAAGGACAAACTGATTTCGATCCGGCAGGTAAGCGGCAAGGATGTCAAAGTCGCCCTGCCGGTAAGCCGTCTTGTTTACGCCACCTCGTCCGACATTTATGGAATACTCACCGCGAACGCCGTCGAAGTAAGCGGTCTTAACCTGCACCATGAGCGGGCGCTGACCCGCCCTCACAATGCACAGGTCGGCTGTCTGCGAGTGTCCGCGCGGAGCAAAAATCTCAAAGTCGCGGACCATGGCGCCGACCGCAAACAGTTGCTCGGATATCTCGCCCTTGCGGCACGCCGACAAGTCAAACTCGGCCATCTGGGTTATCACGCTGCCACCTCCATGCGAACGCGCTGCAGGCTGCGCTCTAGGGCGCTGGGGCCGGACGTCTGCTGCGGCAGGGGCTGCGGGTTATGCACGCCCCCGCGCTTGTCGCGGTATTTGTCGGTGTAGGGCTTAACGTAAGCACAGGCGATGGCGGTCTTGATCGCCTCGACGGCTTGCCACTCGTTCACGGTCGCCAGCTCGTCCAAGATGATCTTGGCGGCGCGGAGCGTCATGGGAGCGTTCCGCCCGCGGACCTTGCCGGTGCGAAATTCGCAAAACTCGCCCCACCATTTGTGGAAGCCGGAGCCGGAGTGGGGCAGGGGAAGCGAATCGGGGCCGACAACCTCGACCGGAACCTTGGCCTTGCGCGGTTTGGATTCGGGGGCGCCGGTTGCTGCTTCGTCCTTTTTGGGAGGATGCGAAGGCGACGAAGTCGCCGGAGTGTCACCTCCTATATGTTTCTTTATGTTACTTATAGTTGGGGTCTCATCCTGACACCACTTGGGTCTCATCCTGACACTACTTGGGTCGCAGGATGAGACCGGTCTCAATCTGAGACCCATCTCGGAAGACAGTCCGGCAATCCTCCAAACCGTGGCCTCTGCGCCGTTTCCGGCAATGCGCCGGTGGCCCTTCTCGACCATGACAAGGTCGCCGGAATCCTGCAGGCGGCGCAGGCAGCGGGCGACCGTAGCGCGGGACAGGCGGGTCTTCTGCTCTAGCTTGCCCCAAGATCCAAAACAGTTGCCATTCTCATCCGCAAAGTCAGCCAGCGCGAGCAGCACCAGCCGGTCGGCGCCTTCCGCCTCGCTCTTCTCCCAGACGTAAGAGGTCGCGGCGACGCTCATTGTGCCCTCCTGAGGCGGTTGCGCTTGCTGATATCCGAGGACTCAAACTGCAAGACACCCTCCGTCGTGGCCATGCCGGTGTATTTGCACCTGAGCGTGTCGAAGGGCGGGCAGACCGGCTTCCAAGACTCCGCGTCCTTCACCCAGCAGATGGCGCGCTCGGACCAGTTGGGGATACCTTCAATGTAAAGCATCCGCGCGTTCCGCGGGGTCTGGGCTTTGCAGAGTTTCACGTTGGCGAACTCGTCGCCCTGCTCGATGCCAACCTGCCGCGCGGTTTCCTCGGCCAGCTCCTTGGCTGACTTGGGGGCGGCGACTAGGTTGGTCTCCGGCTTCGGCTCCGCGGCCGTCACCGGATCGACCGGCGGGGCGGCTACCGGTTCAGACACCGGATCGGGACCGGATACCGGCTTGGGGGCGGGCTGGGGTTGCGGCTTGAAGAGGACTTTGGCTTTTTCGATGAGGTTTTGCATGGGTGTTTTTGTGAAAAATTTTGCGGCGGGTTACCGGTCGGGGGTTTGCGAAGAAAAGATCAACTCGGACCCCCTCCCCCCCTGTCTACAGAGGAATGTGCGAGGGGTTGATCAGTGATCTCTCCACTATACATTTGTATCATAGTATTGTGTTATAGCGTAAGTCGTTGAACATCAGCATCGATAATCTCGGGCTGTGGCACCGAATTGACCGGCGGGAGGGCGGAAGCGGTCTTTTGGGGCATGTCTCCGGCCACCTCGACCGGTTCCCACGCCACATCCACCACATCGCCACGCTGCTTGAGACCCTGCACGAAGCTCTCCCACGCTTCGGCTGCCGGTGCGACCACATGCTCGACTCGGTGAGTGGGTCCGCCTGAGAGCAGCTCGGCCTTCTCGGTCGCCACTGCCGACATAATGACCAGACCGTGGTCTTTCATATCCGGCACACGATCAAGCAATTCGGCGGTGCCCACGGCTGCGAGCGTCTTCCAATTGTTGGCTGCCGTCTGGCGTGCCTTCTCCAGCGCTTCCGGCCTGTTGCGGATCAGGGCGATGATCGTGTGGTAGCTGGTGTTGAAAGCGCGTGCGATGCGTGTGGCGGGCGTACCGGCGACGTGAGCGGCGAGGATCTCCGCGGCCTTGGCCGGTGGGACGTCTTCTCCGGTGTGTCCTTGGACGCTCACGATGGTGCGTCCGTCTTCTGCCTCGATGAGCTTCGTGCTCTTCGCTGTGCCGCGTGGCTTGCTGCGTGTCTTAGGTCTTCCCATGGTTATTTCGCTCCTCCTACCCTTCCGCCCAATAAAAGCGCCTCCTGCTTGATTTTAGCCGGTGCGTTCTGCGCTGAGATGTCGCGCAAAATCTTGGTCAGACCCCTAATCACGCTCTTGGCCTTGGCCGCGGTGCAGTCCATTGCCCACAGCGTCAGGTGACCGCCCATGATGGCGTATCCGAAGCGCCTCGCGCCCTTGATGCGACGCAGGGCGGTGGACAGCTCCTGCACGCGGCTCTGGATCACCCAGCGCTTGCCGGTCGTGTTCCAGTAGCACAGCGCCGCGGGAAAGCGCGTCAGGCCGGTCTTCGGGTTGACGCTGTTCGTCGTCACTCCGCGTCCTCCTCGCGTCCGCACCGGATGGCCCAGAGGAACATGAAGCCGTACGCCGCTAGGGCGCCGACCGGCATACCCGCGGCGAAGCCGATGAAGATGAATCCGAGGTCAGCCACGGTGCCGCTTCCTCCAGATGCGCTGCGCGATGACTAGCATGATGTGCGCAGGCACCGTTGGGGCGGCACCTCGATAGGTCTTAATTTTCTTTCCGGTATTCATGTGGGGTTAGGCGTTGGTATCTTTGGGCAAAGAAGTAGCCGCGGATGAATGCGTCGCGGTAGCCGTGCTGGCGTGACGCAGCGCGAGCCTCTCTCTCGGAGAGGTGTGTGGCCTTGCGACCGGCGCGAAAGGCGCGCGAGGCGCCGTCTACGAGGTCAACGAGCAGCTCAGTGCCGTCGCTGACTCGGTCCATGGCCATGGCGGCGTTCGAGCGCCAGCGTGAGCTGCTTTCGTACGTCTCAAGGCTGAATGCCTTAGCGCGGCGAGTGAGCTGGTGTGCGGTCGTCACGCTGCAACCTCCATGCGCTCCCGCCTTTCGCGCTGCATGTCGAACATCCGCTTGTACGCGCCCTTGGTCATCGCGCTCAGATTCATGTTGTCGTCGCGCAGTCCGTCATTTTCTTGGTGCAGCTCGGCGATCGTGTCCTTCAGCCGGATGGTCTCGCTCAGGTAGCTGTCCCGCGAGGCGCGCAGGCACCGGATGAGGTCATCCTTGTCGATCTTGTCGCGGTAGGCTGTGAGCTGGTGTTCTGTGTTGCGCAGTTGCGCTTCGAGCTGTTGAATGCGGTCGGCGTCGCTCACTACGCGCCCTCCGATTCATAGCTGTGCTTGTCCCAGCCGCGCTGCGCCTTGCACACGTCCGTGAATGCCTTCTCCATGGCAACGCTCTGCGCGAGCATGCCCACGCTCATGGCGTTGACCATGGAGACGGCAAGGCGGCGCGCCTCGTTCCTTTCTTTGATCAACTTGAGTAGGGGAGATTCAAGCTGTGGCAGCGACTCGACCAAGTCAGCGACAACTGCCTCGACCACATCGGCGGCGCCAAGGCAGTCAAGGTTGCCGCACTCGCAGGTGTCGGCTTCGGGGGTGCGAATGAGGTCGATCATGACCGTCCTCCGATGCGGTTGATGGCTTCGAGGGCGACGAAGACAGCGAGCGTCAGTGCCACGGCGGACATGAACGTGCTGTCGGTGAGGTAGCTCAGGGCTTCGAGCATGGTGGGTGTGTTTGTCATAAAGCTACTTGGTGCGTAGGGCGCGCTTGGTCATGAAGGCTTCAAGCGCGCGGTGGGAGATGCGCGTCCCTCGTTGTCCGCCCACGCTGAACGCGGTGAGTTCTCCGGTGCGGATGAAGTCTTCGAGGACGGTGCGGCGGCAGCGGACGGCTTTGGCCGCTTCGGTTACGGTCAGGACAAGTGCGGGTGTGGTGGCTTGCATGTCCGCTGTTATCGGACAAGTGCGGACAAATGGCAAGCGTGTTTTTCGGGGTGGCGCGTCATGGGGTGAAAACCCCATATGCAGCGTGTCGGTAGTTGTTGACTTGTTGTGGACGA